CTACCGGCCAACCGTCTGAGCGAGAATCACACAGTATTGTGCGGGATCGAGCCCCAGCAACTCCAACAGCGCCTCTTCCTTGAAGCTGCCCCGTGTAATGGTCTTCAGACCGTTTCCGGCGGCATAGAGGTTCACGTTCTCCGTATATCCGCCTGCATCGGCCGCGCACCAGAAACGGATGCGGTCCACCGGCTGATTCCGCTCCGCATAAACGCTGTAATCGGCCACATACACCAAATTGAGCGGCGCAGTGTAAGCGAAATCCTGCATCGCGGTAAGCTCCCGACGATCTCCTTCGACGACCCGGTTCAATACATTCGCTTTCGAATCGTAACGATACACACCTTCAGGCAGGAAAGCATAGACCCGAATGGGATAGAGCGCCATAGCCGAAGGCGCGGTAAGATGCCCATCCTCCCGGTTTACCCCGGCAGCAGCCCACAGTACACCCGAAAGTTCCTCCAGAGAGAGCATCTCCGGCGAAAAATCGCGCGACGAACTACGCGCCGCAAGCGCTTCGTTGATAGTCAGTCCCATCTTGGGATCCGGCGTCTTCAATTCGATCCGTTCTCCCATTTCGACGGGCGTACGGACACTCTGCTTCACTCCGGTACCGCAGGCTGTCAATGCAACCAGCGCACACATCATCAAACTGCTTGTTTTCATAATCTTTACGGTTTTTACAAAAATAACCAAAATCCAGAATTTCCGGTATCCTGGCCGGAAAAATTTTCCGATATTCCGGCCTGCCGTTCCTGAAATGAAAGTCTGAGATGGAAAATATTCGGTCGTTTTTTTGGTTTTCAGGAAATAATATCTATCTTTGCACCACGATTCGAAACCCACACGAGTTTCAGTCGATGATGGTGCCATAGCTCAGATGGTAGAGCAAAGGACTGAAAATCCTTGTGTCCCTGGTTCGATTCCCGGTGGCACCACACAGAAAACCAGTCACTTACAGCCCTGTAGGTGACTGGTTTGTTTTTAGTCGGGCACACAATTTAGACACAAACCCAATCTAATTTCCCATTGCGGGATACCTCTCCTTCTTGCACTATTTTTCGCACTTTTTGGAATGAATCATTTCAATAAAGCTATTTTCCGACAGTGAGAATTGCTCTCCTCTTTTTTTAACGAATTTTCCCTTAATATAATTTGCATAATGTGCCGAACATACTGACTTTTGTCGCAGAGGCTGTGAAGTCGCAGCCCACCAGTTGCAGAACGATATAACCTTCATGTAATTGTTAGTGGGTCTGTTGGCGTCGGCTGACAGACCTTTTTTGTGCGAATATGATGATTTATTCGAAACCATATAGAACGAAAAAACATGAAAGAGAAAATTCTCGTAGCGCTGAAAACCAAGTATTCTAATTTGGGGTTCGGAGCGAAGGCTCTCGACGGAGTAGCCTCCATTTTGGAAAAATCCGTCACCGATGAATCGCAAATTGAAACCGCAGTCAGCGGGGTCGAACCTTTCCTTAAAGTTTTCCAGTCTGACGCTGATCGTGCACGCACCGAGTACAACGCACTGAAAGGACTGTATGACGAACTCAAGGCAAAGAGTGGGGCATCTCCTGCAAATGGGGGCGGGCAGGGCAAAAAAAACGAACCCGACGATGAGGAACCTGCGTGGTTCAAAGCCTACAAGAAGCAACAGGAGGAGCGTTACAACGCCAGCAAAGCGGAGAGCGATGCTCTGAAAGCTGAAAAGGCCAAGAACGACCGGGCCAATCTCATCTCCGCAAAGGCAAAAGAACTCGGTATTCCGGAGTGGCGCATGAAAGAGGGATTCGTCATCACCGACGATGCAGATGAAAAAACGATCGGCGACTACCTCGCAAACGTGCAGAAAAATCTGGTTACCGCAGGGCTGGAAGGGAAAGGTTCGGGATTCCCGATGTCCACGCCCGAAGCGCAGGGCAAAGAACTCGCAAAGGCGTGGGCTGAAACACTTCCGGACAAAGAGTAACCAAAACGTAAAATCATGGCAATCGTATTTGAAAAAACAAAAGTAAAGGGCGGTTTCCCCATATTCTGGCGCGGTGAGTTCGCCGTATTGCCGGGGGACTTCAAACTGAAGGGAACCTATCCCGAAGGGACAAAGATTCCCAAAGGTACGCCGATCAAGCTCGACTTCGACAACATGGAATGTTCCATATGCAAGAGTGCACGTGTTCTGTCGGGCGGCACAACCACTGCTCCACATGTCAAGAAGGGTTCCATGCTCCAAGTAGGAGATGCGGTTAAGGTCGGCGAGTCAAATTCGACCGTAAAAAGCATTGATACCAAAAATGCAGATTACGATGTGATCACGTTCGCAGCGGCCGTAACGGGTGCGACTGAAGGCGTAGATGTCCTCTCGGACGACAATCTGCCTGATGCAGTTGTCGAAACCGACATGGTCTATTCCGCCAATAACGGATTCCAGACCGTATCGGCCGGATATGCAGGTATCATCCTCAAGGATGTAGCCTATCCCGTCCCTGCTGCATGGCTTCAGGGTTACAGCCTGAAGAACAACCCCGAAATCAAGTATGTACGACAGTAAAAGAGGAGGTAAACAATGAACAAAGTATTTTATTCATCCATTTTCGGCGAACTGACTAAACAGGTGCAGATTCGCATCGATGCCGCCTCTGAACTGCGTAAGCGGCTATTCGACCAAAATATTTACGAGCGATTCCTCGACTGGGACACCCCCACCGTCGGACTGAACTTCGAGGAGTTGATCGGCTCGTACAATTTGAGCGTCGCCGCTGCAACGCTCGACTCCAAAGGTAAGGAGCCTATCATGGGAACCGAGGGACTGGAAACGATCAAGCAGAAGGTATTAACCCACCAGATGTCTTATTCGATGCCTATCGAAGAGTATCGTAAGGTGTTGCAGATTCTCGATTCGCGGATGCTGTCCGATTCGGCCAAGACACAGCAGCTCATCAATCTGATGTGGAACAATGTTACGAAGGTCGTGAACTCCGTGCAATCGAAACTGGACATCATCTTCCTCGGAGCATTGTCGAACAAAGGCGTATTCACGTTTGACGCGTCCAATAACCCAGAGGGTGGTGTGCGCGGTACGATCGACTACAAAATGCCGAGCGAGAACATTGCCACCGCGAAAACGTTATGGACGGATGGCAATAAAGATACGGTCGATACGCTGGAGGATATTCAAGCCATCCTCGATGCTGCACAGGACAAAGTTACGTTCGACCGCATTCTGCTCTCGCAGAAACGCCTGTCGTATATCCTCCGCAACAAGAAGATGAAGTTGGCGGTATTCGGTAGTGACAAGTCGTCCACACCGCTGTTGCTGGCGAACCTGAACGAGTTTATGCGTTCGAACGGATTCCCGACATTCGAAGTCATCCGCCGCATGACCCGTATTCAGGATAACGGTAAACTTACGGAGTATTCGCCGTGGAACGACAAGAACCTCGTGTTCGTACCTGCGGGCAAACTGGGCGTCATCAAGAACGCCTATGCCGACAACGAGCTGCGGCAAGAGCCGGGTGTCACCTACTCTAACTACGGACGCATCCGCATTTCACAGTGGGGCAAGGGCGAAACCGACAACTCTAACGGCGTAGAGTTCACGAAAGCACAGTCGCTGTCACTTCCGGTTATCACCGAAATCAACGGCATCTATTCGCTGACCGTAGAATCGTAGTTGTATGAAGAATTTCGAGGCAATATCGGCAAGTCTGTATCCTTACGATGTGGATCCTTTCCTCAAAGAAAAGGCCTGCATTGACGAGGGAATAGACACTCAAGCAGACTATACGGTAACCGATAAAATTAGCGTGGCAAAAGCCACAATCGCCATTCTGCGAAATCTCATTGTTCTTGCGAGTGAGAGCAACGGGGGCTATTCATTGTCGTACACGGACAAACTGGAAAAGCGCATTTTCCATATCGCAAAGGAAAACGGGCTGGACGATATTGCCGAAGAGTTCGATACTCGATCGAAAATTACCGACATTTCCGACCAATGGTAAGATTCCCCTATACGCTCGAAATGTGGTACGAGGAGGACGCCTCGCAAAATCCTGATGGTTCGTGGATCGAAGGTGCGCATGAATGGCGTGTCATCGGACGATGCAATGCCCGTCAGAATGGACGAGCACAGCAAATCAAAGGGCAAAACGGGGATGCCTTCCTCTACTCTTTCGAGGTTACGATGCCTGCAGATACACAGCCAATTCCTATCGGGACGAAAGTACGCATATTCGACAGCCGAGGATTCAACATCTTCGACCGTTCGCTCCGCACTGAGGCCAAACCGAAAGACAAGGACACGGCGTCGTATCCGGTACAGGGATTCTACAAAAGCGGACAACGTTACGAAAACACGAGATTATGGCTGTAAAGTGTACCAACTGGCGTGAGGTGGAACTTGAATTTGCGCGAGCAAAAGAAGAGTACGACCGAAAAGCTGTAGAATGGTTGTCGGCGTTGGGGGAAAGAGTGGTGAAGTACGCCCGCGAACACGGTAGTTATACCGATCACACGGGTAACCTACGCAACTCCATCGGGTATGTTGTGGTACAATACGGAAGAATCATTGCTGAATCTTTCAAGTATAACCGCCGTGTCAGACCGGACGGCAATCCTAAAGGGAACAAAGGTGCCGATGAAGCTCATGCCAAAGGGCTTGAACATGCCCGGTCTGTCGCCCGTGAACTTCCCGCTAACAAAACATATCTCGTATGGGTAGCCGGTATGGAATACGCGAAATATGTCGAGGCTAAAGGTTTCGACGTTCTCGAAGGGTCGGGAAACTGGGTGGAATCTACTGCTGAAAAACTCAAAGCGGAGTTCGCTCGATTCTTAAAATCGAAAAAGCGATGAACCTGACCTCTACGGAAATATTCAAACTCGTCTGGGATCGCATCCGGGATTCGCTGTTAGGGAAGACCGTGCCGATGATGTATGCGGACCACTACCCGAATAATCCTTCGGGAGAATTTATCGTCGTAGGCTCATTGTCAAATGTCGTCGGAGATTCGCAGGTGGCAACCGTAAATGTAAACATTTATGTACCGGACACAACACCGACAATCGGTCGTGAAGAGCAACGCTACCCCGATCGCAACCGTCTGAACGAACTAACTCGTCTCGCTTTCGATTCACTAGGATACTACCCTATCAACGAACGCTGGTTCTTTGATGTGAGCGATGAAACTCTTATTAGTGAGGAGGGGATCTCCTACACATTTTCAAACCTCAAAGTAAAACTTAAAAAATATTAAACATGGGACAAATAATCGGACTGAAAGCCGTTCATGCAGGTAATCCTCTCCCGAAAGGAGTAAAAGACGCTGAGGCTGCCGACTTAATGAAGGCTTTCACCAAAATCAGTCAGCCTTATAATGGTGGTGTTTCCACCAATTTCGCGATACCTTCCAGTAATGATTTTTATCGGGAAGGAGAAGCAGACCCATTTTACTCTGCAATCGACGAAACGACAGGCACAAAAGAAGTTACTTGGAATGTCGTAGATTTTGACGACGACACGATGGAATTTTACTTCGGAACTACAGAACCTGCAAAAGGCGAGATTTACGAAGGAGTAAAAGCATTCGTATTCGATTCCAAAAGTGGAGGCTCCATCGCTTTTGCAAGGTTAAAATATGTAGCGACATTGGGTGGTGGAATCAATAAAACCGACCCGCTCCAAATTCAAGTATCTGCGAAAGTTTTAGCTCCGGAACAAGGTGGTTATTCCTGGTGGCCGATTACAACTCCGGAATATACCAAGAGCGTTTTGTAAATTCTCTATCCCGCTGGAAAGCTGACGACTTGCATCACGTCTCGAGGACGGGGCGGGAGCAAAAACAATAGTTTATAATATGAAAAAAGAAGAAGTCGGCCGCCTTACAGAACAACGTGCACTTGACACACTGACTGAAAAAATTGAATCGTTCGAGATTGAAGGCAATGACAAAGAACAAATAACCCTTTACCTATACCCCCTCCAACTCGGACGACTCGCGATGATAAGTCGCCGACTAATAGACCTTGATCTGATTTTCGACGACGAACAGATGGAGGGTGCTGTTAAACGTATGTGGACCATATGCTCCGAAAAATCAAAAGAGGTGGCCGAAATAATCGCTATCGCCACACTTCGGACGCAACAAGAAATCGAAGATATGCTTAAAGAGCGGACAAAACTTATATACTGGTCCCCTACAATGGATACAACAGCTCTTACAAACATTTTGTCCACCATCGTATTTCAATCCTACTACGCGGATTTTATGAACGCTATTCGCTTGGTAAGAACGCTGCGGGTAATGATTTCCCCAACGACAACAGCGGAGCGGATAGCCACTACGGAGGGCGCAGTATCTGGGGACAAATAGATAATCTTATAAACCGCTATCATTGGACTCTTGAATATATTCTTTGGGGGATTTCATGGGCTAACGTACAGCTTATGATTTCCGACGCTCTAAAAACGGATTGTAAAAGTAAATCAACAACTAATATTCCCAACAATGAACAATCAAAAGTTCCCGATATAATTGACATGAACGATCCTAATGCAATGAACACACTTCTTCTGATGGCAGGAGGCAAACGATAACAAACGAAATAATTTATATGCTTGACAACATCCTAAAATCCGCGTCCGCACTCGGCGCCTGCGAACGACTGGACAAAGTGAAAAATTTTCACTCCCTGACCTCTCTGTTTTTTACGCCACAAGGACTTGAATTTTGCCATAAAAACAATTTCCCTCCGCTGGGAATATTTCAAGCTCACAAAAACGAAGTGAGTGATTGCAACATGTATGTGGATTGCGGATGCATAAGGCTCGACAAGCGAAAATACATTTGCTTAGTCGGCAATACGTCGGCTGAAATAGAAGCCTCGGGAGTAGATTTCGTCCACACTGTCATTCTTATGCATGGAGCCTCGGCCACAATCAACGCTTCGAATTATGCCGTAATAAAAGTCGTGAACATCAGCGGATCAAAGGTAGAAATCAATAAAGATAAAACCGTCATCGTATTATGAGTATAAACCTTACCGTAGTCATAGATAACGATGAAGCAATTCGCAAGTTCCGTGAACTTCAGAAAACGGCCAAAACCGTAACGTCCAGTGTCGTGACGGACGCCGACCGTATGGATATTGCAATGCGTCGCCTGGCTACCACCCTCGGACAAATCGGCGTCGGAGTGTCGCTTGCGGGGCTGGTGAAACAAATCGCGCAAACTCGTGGCGAGTTTCAACAGCTCGAAGTGGCCTTCGCAACTCTGCTCCAAAGTAAAGAAAAGGCTGATGCATTGATGTCACAAATGGTCGAACTGGCCGCCAAAACGCCGTTTGACCTGCAAGGCGTGGCCAGCGGCGCCCGCCAGCTTCTCGCATATGGATTCGCAGCAGCGGATATTACCAACACACTGACTCGGCTCGGTAATGTTGCGGCCGGTCTGGGACTGAACCTGCAAGACCTCACGTGGTTGTACGGCACGACGGCCGTACAGGGGCGTTTATACACACGTGACGTAATGCAGTTCCAAAGCCGAGGCATCGACCTCGCGGGAGAGTTGGCAACGCAACTCGGCAAGACCCGCGCAGAAATCTCACAGATGGTCACGGAAGGCAAAATAGGCTTTCCAGAGGTGCAGAAGGCTATTGAAAGCATGACGAACGAGGGCGGGAAGTTCCACAACCTGATGCAGGAGCAATCCAAAACCATTACGGGCCTCATCTCCAATCTCGGCGATGCTCTCGACATGATGTTCAACGACCTCGGCAAATCGCAGGAAGGCGTCATCACGGGTGTGCTCAAGGGTACGATTTCACTTGTCGAGAATTACCAAAAGGTATTGGATATTCTAATTCCGTTGGTATCGGCATACGGTGCCTACAAAGCAACATTGATCTTGACCGCAGCGGCACAAAAAATAGTTGTAACCGCAGCAAATATCAAAGCATTTTTTGATTTGGCGAAAGGTATAACCGCCGCAAAGGATGCACAGTTGTTATTTAATACGGCGTTTAATGCTAATCCGCTCGGGTTGGCTTTGAGTGTCCTTACCGCTATTGGGATCGCCGTATGGAAATATTCAGACGGGATATATAGCGCGGCAAAATCCCAAAAGCAGCTGAATGACAGTATAGCCGAAGCGGCAAGTTCTGCGGCAGTAGAACAATCGGAGTTAGGCAGGCTTAAAGGGAAATTACAAGCGGCAAAGGAGGGAACGGAAGAATATAACAAAATTCGTAACGAAATAATAGAAAAATTCGGTAAATATGACGCCGGACTAAAAGCCGAAACACTTACGGTTGAAACTCTCGCTCAAAAATATAACAGTCTTACTGATGCAATATTGCAATCTTATAACGCTCGTCAATACGAAAAATTCTCACGGGAGCAGACTGATTTGTTCGAGCAAACGGCAACCAAAAGCTATGACAAAATTTTCAACAAACTTATAAAAAAATACGGCGATGAATTGGGTACGCAGTATGGCGTTGAATTACAAAAAGCCATAAGCGATGGTTCGATAAAAGTTCTTCAAAATTCGGCGGGGATATTACGTATAAGTGGATTGAAAGATTTTGAAGCAACAATAGGCGGAGCATTGGGGCTAACAACCCAATTTGAAGTATATACGGGACGTGTCGCAAAACTTATAGCGAATATAGTTGAAGCACAAGAGGTACTGCGTGAAACAGATGATTTGGCCCGCAAACGATTCGGTATTACAGCTCCAACACCCCAAAGTTCTACAAATACCGAAACACCAGAACAGCCCCAAGAAGTACGCAACAAATCCTATTGGGAAGGACAGAAGAAGGAGGCGGAGGCAGCTCTCGAAGCGATGGACGTTTCATTGAAAGGGACAGCGAAATGGAATGAGCTGATCGCCAAAATCGCCGAATACGATTCGAAAATTAAACAATACAGCGTTTCGGGCAAAACGGTGACGGATGCCGCCAAAGCCCAGAAAAAGCTATCCGATCTTATTCTCGCCAATGATAAAGCCCTTCAGCAATCGCGCATCGATATTTTGAAAGATGGCAAGCAGAAAGAACTGGCCGAAATAGACTTGCGCACAAAAGAGGAAATGAACAAACTCGAGCAGGATAAATCGAAACTTAAAGCCGCGCAGGGTGGAATCATAACTGCAGATCAAACAAAATATTTTCAGGAAAGGCAATCGAATATTCAGCAAAAAAATGCCGATGACCGAGCTGCCATAGAACTGAAATACGCCCAAGAGCTTGACAAGATATACAAGCAGATCACCGATGACACGCTCTCGGAAGAAGATCGCCGCATCAAAGGCATAAAAGACAAATACGAGGAGTTCCGCAAGTGGGTAGAAGATGCTCTGAAGGCTGGAAATATCACCAAAGAGCAAGCGACCGATTTGGGTATCAAGATCGACCAAGCGGAAATTGCGGCCAGCCTAAATACCATTGTCGAGAAATACGGTACGATGGAGGATAAGATTGCCAAGATACGCGAGAAACACGCCAAAGACAGGGAAACAGCAACAAAGAACGGCCGCTCCGACCTTATTCCTCAAATCGACAAACATGAAACAGAGGAAATCGGACAAATCAAGGTGGACGAACTGATGAAAACCGATGACTGGATTAATCTGTTCCAAAACCTCGACGCCCTATCAAGCAGAGAGATACGGCGTATTATAGACAATATCAACGAACAACTCAAAAATGCCGATTTTGATCCGATAAACCTCAAAGCAATAACAGATCAACTCGATCAGGCCGCAGAAACAGCCGTAAAAAAGAATCCGTTTTCTAATGTCGTAACCGGATTTCGCGACTATAAAAAAGCCATGCAAGAAGCTGTCCGGCTGCGAGAGAAATACAACCAGACACAAAAGGAATCCGACAAGCAGGCCGCAGATCAAGCCGAGCTGAATGCTATCACAAAAAAACAGAAAGCATGGCAAAATGCACAAGCCGCTGCAGCTGAAACTTCCCAACTTATTGGGGCTGTTTCCGGCATGTTGGGGAATATGGGTGTAGATGTTCCCGCTGAAGTAGAAGGATTAATGGGTGCATTAGATTCATTTGCATCAATGGATATTACCAAGCCATTCTCTATTGTAACCGGCGCTATTGGAGGCATAGCGAATTTAATAGGCGGCATTTTCGGAGGCGGAGATCGACGAAAAGAACGTAACATTCAGCGCTTACAAGATCAAATTGATGCTCTCGAAAAATCATATGATGAACTCGGGGAGGCCATTGAAGAGGCATACTCTACAGATGCTTCTGAACTTATCGAACAACAGAATGAATTACTCGAACAGCAAAAAATATTGATACAAAATCAAATAGCAGAAGAGCGTAGTAAAAAAGACACGGATGAAGAACGAATCAAAGAATGGGAAAATCAAATCGATGAGATAAATAAACAAATAGAAGAAAATAAGGAAAAGGCCTTAGATGCAATTTTTGGCGAAGATCTAAAATCTGCGATTGACAATTTCGCGACAGCTTACGCCGATGCATGGGCAAACGGGGAAGATCGGGCAAGAACCGCACGAGATGTGGTTCGGAATATGATGCGTCAAATGGTAATAGAAAGTATTAAATCTGCCATACAATCTTCCGAAGCCATGAAGAAATTTCGCGAGAAATTGCAAGAGTTCTGGTTAGATGGGGTATTTTCAGCCGAGGAACAAGAGGAGGCCTATAAAATGGCTGATGACTTACAAAAATATTTAGATGATAAATATGGATGGGCAGGTTCTCTGCTATCCGACAATCAGGCATCTACCCAGAATGCTACTTCACGCGGTTTTCAGGCAATGTCCCAAGACACAGGCGACGAACTCAACGGTCGCTTTACTGACATGCAAGGTAAAATGAACATCCTTGTCAATGGTATGGAGCTGCTTCGATCGATCAATATGGATACGCGTAATGTGACTTTCGACATCCGAGATATTATGATTCAATTGAATGGTAATGTCGCAGATATTCGAACATACACCCGCATATTGCCTGCAATGGGCGAAACTCTTGTTGCAATAAATCGAAAACTTGATAACCTATAAAACATGCCAACAACAGAAGTAACTATAAATAACAAACCGTTATCTACAATGGGAGTTGCCATGCTTTCAGGAGCATATGCAGCCCTCCTTACACCTCCATCTCTCAAAGAATTTGTCGAAAATGACGATCCAACACAAAACGGAATAGATATTATTGTTCCGGATTCACCGGTTGTAAATGAACGTGACGTAACATTGACATTTTTGATCAAAGGAACATCACAAGAGGCATTTTTATCTAACTATGCTGCTTTTGTTGCAGAATTACACAAAGGAACCGTAACACTATATGTCCCGGATTTAGGCAATACGTATAATCTTTTATATAGCAACAGCACTCAATTTGAAAATTATCGATTGAATGCCTGTAAATTAGCAGTGAAATTCCGAGAACCCAACCCCGCAGATCGGGCGGCACGCGAATAGGAAAGGCCGGGAATCTATCCCAGCCTTTTACTCGCTTCTGCTATTCATCGTAAAATGATGCGTTAGCCCCTCCCCATCCTTATCAAATCAATTGCAGTTCTTCTCCAATCTTACGAATTTCGCTCTTTATCATTTCCATACGTTAGGACAATAAACGTGTATTCGGCTACGTTTTCATAGTGCAACTAAAAAGTTGGCAAAAAATTTGCACCTCGAAAAAACGTGTATTATATTTGCATCATATAATGAAATATAGACGTACGGGTCTATCCGTAACCACGAATATCGAACATAAAGGATACAATAAGACCGTCATAATATTACATGGCGGTCTTTTTATTTATTGACAATATAAAAAACTTACGTTTATGAAAAAATTTCATTCGGCTCTTTTTGACTTTTGTTGGTTCCCTAATTATGACGCATCTATTGAATATCTTGCGAATAATATAGCAGATCCGGAACCATGGGATTTCTCAGATGCTACGCAAGCCAAATATTCCATTTTGAAAAGTTATATCGAACATACTTTCCGCAAAATTAAATCTGAAAATAAAATATCCTTTTCTTCTGATAACAATTTTGCATGTTTCAATACTGGACTTGTAACTGCAAATTTGGAAAGCATATTTGCTCTTGCTGAACGCAACAATAGGCCAGATGTAGCCGAGAAAGGTTTATCGCCTTATGTTTTCAAGGCATTTGTCAGGGAAAGCGATATTCAGCTAATTAGCAAATTCGGCGATAATATTCCGGACATTGCTGATTTTTTCCAGAAACCCGAGGATTTGATTTTCAATCCTCAATGCAGGGTAGTCCCTCAAATCGACCATATCATTGCGGACAACATGGACAGATTTCCTGCACACATGCAAGGGCTGAGTTCAGACGAAATGCGCAGAAGACTCGTTGGCGCGATTAATGAAGCCCAAAAAAAAGCAAGGTCAAATTACAAAATAGCTGTCCCCCAGTATTACGAAGGGAAAATACAACTTCTGTTGCCCTTATGCCTTACCCCTGGATCACCCAATCCGGATTTAGCTTTAGCCACGCATAAAATAGGGAATAATACCTATACAGCGCGCACATGCTTAACATTGAAGATGGCATATAACAACGCTCGTCTAATCGTTAAGCCGCAAAGTTCATGGCTTAAACCTTAAAATACGGATGGAAGCAACCCCCTCTTGCCCCGGTCAAAAGACCGGGGCGTTTTTCTGTATTTTTTCTTAAAATTACTTGCATAATGTGCCGAAACCCCACACTTTTGTATCGACCCTGTGATGGCACAGGATACATATATCGACGAAATGACAATATACAACCCTTCCGGTAAAGCGATATACGATGCGCCCGTAACAACGAGTGCCATTATCAAATACGCACTTATGGGGGATTATTACATCGAACTCCCCTTTAGTTTGCTTACCCCGCTGGATTTCCCCCTCGGATCATACATCACCTACAAAGGCCGCAAATTCGAAATCATGTCGGAGGTTTATCCGGATTTCGACAACAAAACCGGCGGCTACAAATACACGCTTCAGTTCCAGGCGCAGCAAAACCACATGAAAAATTTCATCTGCTTCTGGCTGGGAGGCGATAATCCTGAAGCTGTATTCCACAACACGACAGACTTGGCATCCTTCGGGGCGCTCATCGTCGCCAACATGAACAAGGCACTGGGAGGAAACAACTGGCAGATGGGAAGTGTAAATGTCGAACATCCGGAAACCAACAAGCTCGTATCGTTCAATGGCGATACCTGTTGGGATGCCTTATCATCCATTGCCGAGACTTTCGATGTCGAATGGTGGACCGAGGAGAACGGCAGTATCGTAACCCTGCATTTCGGAAAACTGAACTTCGGAACGCCGGAAACATTCAAACGCGGAGAAGTCGTCAAAAGCATCCCGGCCAAGAAAGGGGACGATTCCGAATACGGGACCCGTTTCTATGTATTCGGCTCCACGCGCAACCTGACGAAAGAATACGGACAATCCGAACAGGGCGGCGTAACGAACCACGTTTCCGAAGTCCGGTTACGGCTTCCGGATGGGCAGCAATACATAGACGCACGTCCCGGACTTACAAAAAACGAAATCAAGGAAGTCGTAGTGTTTTTCGACGACATCTACCCGAAGAACACGGAAACCGTCACTTCGGTAGAAACTATCGATCGGACAATCATTGAAGGGCAGACCGACAAGGCATACGTCATGGTATGCAACGACACGCCATTTCTACCTTCAGACGTAATCGAAGGAGAAACGCTGGGGGCACATTTTACGAGCGGCGATTTGATCGGCTGGGATTTCGAACTCGCCCTTATCGACGACAATGGCGACAATATCGACCCCGCGACCTGGAAACCCGAAGACGGATTCAACAAGAAATTTGAAATCATCGCCCAAGTCGAAACGTCCGGCGAAAGTCAGCAGATTATACCGAATGAAAACATGCGTCCTCGTGGAAAAGATGATGACCGAGGGCCTGACACTTTCGTACTCACAGGCGTCAAACTCCCCCAGCAACGCATAGACGAAGCAGAACAAGAACTTCTTAATGCCGGCACTTCCTATGCTGCCAAACATAGCAGCGACACGACAGTCTATGACTGTGAAACGAATCCCGTGTATTGTACACACAACGAAAAAAACTACGAAGCAGGACAGGCTGTACGATTAATGGGTCCTCAATTCGGTATAGACGGTCGTCTTTCCCGGATTCAAGGTTATGAAAAAAAACTATACAACGAGTACATCGCAACCTATACGGTAGGCGACAATACACCTTATTCCCGCCTGGGCAGTATTGAATCGGACGTGAAAGCATCGCTCTATTCCCAACGTATAGGCATTGCGGAGAATGGAGCGGCTATATATCTAATCACCCGATACGATAATACTTTTCCGACCGATACAAATGCTTATTCTGCACGAAGGGCAATATGGGAGTTTGCCAACAAGCAGGCACCCGATACGTTCAAGGGTAGAATGACTTTCAACGCAGGGGCACAATTTGGACCATCATATGCCTCCGGTATTACCGGAGTGGGCGGGTTTATAAATGAAAAAGGCGCCGGCGAGCTGGAGAGCCTCTTCATCCGCCGTTTTCTGGAGGTTCCGGAGCTTCGGTACAACCGCGTGGGCATCAGCGTCGGGGACGACTGGAGCGCTCCGGGCGCCGGGGTGATCGAGAGCGTGGACAAGGAGCAGAAGCTCGTAACGCTCAAACTCGAAGAGGGCGAGATCGGCGCCGTAGCTGTCGGAGATATATGTATGGGCATCTTCCACGACTTCGACCCGTCGAACAATGCGACGGCAGATTCCGACGACGGCCGAGGCAACCGCACTTTCGCAGGCTTCGCCACGGTCTATTTCCGTATCACGGAAGTCCTGGGCGACCGTAACGAGCAGTTCCGCTACGAGCTGCGCCCCCTGTCGGCCACCTTTACCAAGCAGATCGATCCGATGGAATCGATGACCTTCGTGGCCTACGGCTCGTTCACGAATACCGCCCGGCGGAGCTCGCGCTACTCGACGCGCACCTACCAGCGTTATCTCCGCAATGTCAGCGACTGGGAGTTTACGGCCGAGAATATCGCCGCGCAGTTCGGCGACCTTACGAACCTCTCCGTCTTCGGGATCCAGATGTCGGGCTATTCGGCCTATCTGGATAATATCTATCTGCAAGGTATGATCAGCAGCCTGGACAAGAAGGCGCTGCTGGACACCCGGAGCAAGCTGTTCCGGCTGGTAGGCGACAACGGCGTCGGCGTGGCCTTCACCCCGGAGGCAGGCTGGAAGCAAGGCAAGCTCTACGACCCCGCGACGGGACAGTTCCAGAAGGAGTTCGACATCGAACAGATCGATCAGACGGCCACCGAAGCCCAGGCCACTGCCAATTCCGCCGATCGCAAAGCTCAGCAAGCCAAAGATTACATCGATAACACGCTGCCCGGCGAATTGTCCGAGATCAACAAACGGCTGGACGGTGTCGTGGAAAACTGGTTCTATCCCTATACTCCCTCGCTTTACAATGAACCGGCCCAAACATGGATAGCGGACGGCGAGCAGGAAAACCATATCGGCGACACGTTCACCAATACGCTGCCCGCGAATTTCGACCCGACGGACGCAGGCTGCTGGGAGCAGGGCAGCATCGGTGCATCCTATATCGACGGCATTAAGACCTGGGATCAGATCAAAATCGCCGACAGCACCCGCATCCGGCTCAAAACTCCGGTCGGAGGAATACCCAAAGGCGCCGTACTGTCGGTGGGCGAAGGCTATACGATGGGTTACAATCCGATAGCGTCATCCGGAGCGGTTATAGCAAGTTACGTATGGAGCCAGAGCTATACTGTCGGAAGCGACAATCCCTACATGGCTTTTGTCATCCGCAAAACCGATAATGCCAAAATCACTCCGGCGGAATACCCGCAGATTCACTTCACCATATCGAGCGACGAGACGACGAACCCCGATGCGGGCAAATCGTGGCGGTGGGTAAAAGAAGAGGACGGAACCTATAAATGGACGCCGATCGCCGACAGCGATGCGGTAAAGGCCCTGCAAGAGGCGGCGCGGGCGCAGGACACGGCCGATGCCAAACGTCGTGTATTCGTCGTAACACCGACTACACCCTACGATGTGGGTGACATCTGGACGCAGGGCGAAGGTGGCGACATCATGCGCTGTATCGAATCCCGTGCAACGGGCAATTTCGAAAGCTCGGATTGGGACAAAGCATCCAAATACACCGATGATACGGCAGCCAACGAAGCCAAAGACGAGATTGCTAATCTTCAGTTCGGCGCCCGCAACTACATCGCCAAGCAGTTCATCCGGGAGTGGAACAGCGCCAAAGAGGGTGTTTCGGATGTGGTGACGACCGGTACGGACACGGATGGAGCATACATGAGGATCGATGCCAATAAAGCGAGCAATGCAGGCGTGGCCACGCCTTTGGCCGATGGTATTACATCCTTTGAAGATTGCTTCGGGGGTAAGATCGTCTACAAGGCCGGTATGTCCTATGTCTTCAAGGCCCGTATCAAGCAGCCCAACAGCAATCGGGGAGTTATGTTTTGCGCGGTCTATGACGATAACACCTTTCAATTTATGGCCACGCCGCCTTCGCCGACTGCATCCGAACTGTATGAAGCGGTCTATACGACCAAAGCGGGCAAGTCCTTGCAGAAAATAGTCCTCTATGTCGTCACCTGGAACCCGATCTACCTGTACGATATTCAGCTTACGGAAGGCAACAAGGCCCCCACAGGATATATCACGGCCGAAGAAGATGTGCAGGCGCAGATTGAGCAGGTGAAGCTGGATGTGGACTACATCGCCTCGGATTCAAGCCTGACGCCATCCGACAAACAGCAGGTGGCTAATGAATGGGTGCGGATTCAAGGCGAATACTGGAGCATCATGGCGAATGCCGAAAAGTATGATGTCCCCACGGATTCATTTACGGTCTATTTCCAGGCACTCGAAGATTATCTCACGCCCCTGCTGGCCGATATGAGTACGACATCCGAGATAACCGGCACCGAGTTCAGAAAAGTATTCTCCGATTATTATGAAATAAGCAGCAACATGTCGGACTTGATCGACGACGCGATAGACGAATCCATCAAATCGACAGAGTTCCTCAAGAAGGCTATGGAAGACGGAAGTACCGAGGTGAAAGGCGGTCTGATAATGACCAATGTGATGTTGCTGAAAAATGCTGAAGGCGACGTGACGGCCGGCGTGAGCGGCTTGCAGGAAGACGATGTGCCCTTCTGGTCGGGAGCCGACTACACAAACCGGAAAAAAGCCGTGTTCAGAGTACACGCCGACGGGGAAGTACACGCAACCAAAGGAACCGTCGGAATCCTGCAGGTCAAAAACGATTCCGTAGAGGTGAGCGATGCGGCCGCAAGCAGAGATAAAATCATACTCACCCCATACAGAATTACGTCCATATCGCAGGTTCTGGGTGCTGTGAGTGTACCGGGTGTCATAGAAACGAAAGAAGTGAGCGCACTGGCTACGGGACAAAGCAATCCTTTTGTCCGAAATGTTTACGAGTCAAGTCCGCCGTTTACCTGTGGGCAGGGAGTACAGATGTCAGCCCGGATTACAGCCCGCATCACAGGCAATGCCGAAGGAGGTGGCGGGGGCGTAAAGATCGAGGTGGTAAACGCTTTGACGGGGAAAGCCGATCCCCTGTACCGAAACAGCACGGCTGAAGCCCAAAACACGAATTTGAATATCGACGAGACGATTTCATATCTTTTCACTGGAGCAGCCCAGAAGTACTACATCCGGATTACGGTCGAAGCATCGGCAGCCGGAAAACTTACGGCCTCTGCAACGATGAATGCCGCCCAATTCAACTTCGTGAAAGACATCCGCAAGAACCTGATCGCTCCCAACGGAGTAGCCGTTGTGAAAGGATCGAGCAACTATGCGATCTTCACCGGAGATATTTTCGAGGTCAGGATCGGAAATGGAGGGTTACGCATCCAAAACGGGTATGTCTATAAGAGAGATACCGACCATACGACCTGGACAAAGATTTGAGAACCGCCATTGGAGACAGTCGTAAATTAATTGAAGAATTTTTAATGGCTGCGATGGACCATGTATGGAATACGTCGGTTGTCGGCAGAAAAGTGAAAGACGAAGTAGACGGTCAGCATCGAATCTGACAAATAAAGTCCTTCGGGGGAGGACACAAAAAATCCCCCGGTTTGTTAGCAGTCATCTCACCTACATACCAACAAATGCACGATTACTCGCAGCGACCGGGGGATAAAACCTCCTGCTGCGAGTAATTTTTTGTGTCGTTTCCTGTACAGGGGACGGCTGGTATGTAGATGAGATACGCAAAGATACTAATTTTAATAAAATAGCAAACTATGAGAACCCCTATTTCCTACTATGGCGGCAAACAGACAATGCTCAAGCACATTTTGCCTTTGATCCCGTCGCATAAGATCTATACAGAGGCATTTTGCGGCGGTGCGGCCGTCTTGTTCGCCAAACGGCCCTCCGAAGCTGAAATCATCAATGACATCAACATGGAGTTGACAAACTTCTACTGGTGTATGCAAGTTTACTATTCAGACCTCAAACACGAGATTAACAAAACACTACACAGCCGGGACCTGCACGCCCATGCCGGACATATCAACTCTTATCCGCAGTTCTTTACTCCCGTCGAACGGGCATGGGCCGTATGGGTGCTCTGTAAAATGTCGTTTGCGTCAATGATGGACGGGACATTTGGATATGACTTCAGCGGCACAATGACCAAGAAACTGCGTAACGCGAAGGATGAGTTCACAGAGCGGCTTTGTCAGCGGCTCGAACGAGTGACTATTGAGAACCGAAACGCTCTCGACGTGATCGACTGCTACGATGCTCCCGATACCTTTCATTTCGTCGATCCGCCTTATGTGAACTCCGATTGCGGACACTATGAGGATACATTCAACGAACAGAATATGGAGCAACTCTTGCAATTGCTTGAAACCGTCAAGGGAAAGTTTATGCTCACGATGTTCCCGTTCGATATGATCGACCGGTATGCCCGGAAGAACGGATGGATTATCCATCGTATCGAGCGGACGATCAGTGCCTCGAAATCAAATCGCCGCAGACAAGAGGAGTGGATGGTCTGCAACTACGAGGAACGGGCACAGGCATCTCTGTTCCAGGGTGAGTATTTAGGCGAATAGATGGAGCTGGTATTGATTCATCTTGAAATAAAAAACCGTTCGAGCGGCAGTTAAACGCCATTCGAACGGTATGTTTTCTTGATTCGCTTTACATATTTCCCGCGATATGTAAACGGATCGTGCATTTGCTTTACATATATTCTGCGCGTGTGCGAAATTTCAGTCGCTTTTCGTTTTGGATTACTTCAACCCTCTAAAAGTCGCATCTGGTTCTGAACTTCGTCGCATCTCGTTTTGCCGATTATAGGAAACTGTCGGCCCTCGACCGTCTGGCGTATATCGGCAGGCGGGGC